CATCCCTCTGTCATTCAAGAGATGGAAAGACAGAAACAATGCTGGGCAGAAGGCGTTCGCGCTTATCCTGTCACAGCAGCGACTTTGAAAGATGAACCAACTCCTATCGATTCGGAGAAAGTGAGAGTATTTCAGGGTGGTAGTGTAGCATTCGGAATTTGGTTGAGAATTTATTTTCTACCAATATTGCGTTTCATGCACCACAACCCTACTTTGACTGAATCTGCTGTAGGAGTAAATGCGATGGGTCCTGAGTGGCAAATTTTGATGCAACATGCTGAGAAATATGCCGCAGATGGAAAAATGATCGCTTGGGATTACAGTAAATATGATGTGAGGATGAATTCTCAAATCACGCGATCTGTGATGTATTTGTTCATCGAGTTAGCTAAAAGCGTACCTGGTTACACGTCAGAAGACATTGAAATGATGGAGATGATGGTTTTGGACTTGACTCATCCTTTAATTGATTGGAATGGAGTTTTGTTCATGGCTTTCAACATGAATACATCAGGAAATAATCTGACAGTGGATATCAATGGTACAGCTGGAAGCTTGTACGTGCGAATTGCATTTTTCCAACTTTTTCAAGATGTGAAGGTCGGAGATTTTCGCAAGTGTGTGAGTGCATTGACATACGGTGACGATTTCATTGGAAGTGTAGTGCAAGAATACAGAGATTTCAATTTTGAATATTTCAAAGATTTTCTTGCTAAACATAAGATGAAAGTTACGTTACCGTGTAAAGATGACTCAAGTTCTGAGTTTTTGGACAAGGAAGATGTTGATTTTCTGAAAAGAAAGTCAAACTATATTCCTGAAATTGACCAAATTATTGGAAAACTTGACGAAAATTCGATCTTCAAATCGTTGCATAGCAATGTAAAGTCCAAAAACTGTTCAACTGCAGAATTGCAGCGGTCAGTTTTACAAGGGGCTATGCATGAATGGTTTGCACATGGAAGAGAGGTTTACGAGTTGCGACTCAAACAGATGGAAGAGGTATGCAGGCGAGTTGATTTGCCGGCTGGTGATATCCTGCTTCCATTCGAATCCCGTGTAGAACACTGGATTCAAAAATATGGATGCTAAATAGCATCCCGTCAGGGATGACGTTAAACATCCAGGTTCGGTTTGTGACCTTTTCATGAACCAGTCAGCAGTGACGATAAACACTGGGCGTCTCTCTTGCGCCGTTTCGTTAAAATGGGAACTCGTCCACTGATTTACCGCAGAAGCGACTGCACCTCAAGGCAGCTTTTTCTGGAGGAATGTGTACGTTTAAGATGTTATCAGTATTTACTGATGGTTTAATCAACCAAAACATTGAGCTCTGACGTAGTGCCTGATGCAAGCACTGCGTGGAAAAATAAAGAGCATCACTACTTTTAATGAAATTTTGAATGAAAACAAAAGTGTTGTGGCGGACAACTCAAAACCGTCAGTCCTGGATAGGACGATCAATATTATTTCTACTTTAATGGTTCTTCTTATAGGAGTACGTGCTATGGATGGAGCTTTCAGACCACAATCAGAAGAAGTAGAAAATGTTGATTTTGAGTCTACTACTGTTGATAACCACGAACATGTGGGAACGACAGTGGTGGACTCTTTTGAGCATATTCTGGAAACAGATGTTGACCACGCAGATTTTTTCCGGCGCCCGATAAAGATTGCCGAATATGAATGGTCAACTTCAGTGACCTTGGGAGCACGATTTAACCCTTGGGCACTATTTTACAGAAACAAAAGAGTAGCTAATAGAATTGCGAATTTCAATCTCTTGCGCAGTAAATTATGTGTGAAGTTTGTGATCAACGGAACGCCATTTCATTATGGTAGGATGTTGGTTTCATATAATCCTTTATACTTAATTGACGATTTGACAGTCACGAGAAGTTTATTGACTGTTGATGCAGTTGCTGCAACACAGAGACCGCACGTTTTCTTAGACCCTATGGAGGGTCAAGGAGCAGAGATGTGTTTACCTTTCTTTCATTACAAACCTTCATTGTTGATTACTTCGGGAGCAGACATTGAAGGGATGGGAGAGATTAACATGTTACAACTCAACCCGCTGAAAACAGCAAATGGTGGTACATCTACCATTAATATAGCTGTTTTCGCTTGGGCAGAAGAC